CCCGTTTTTGTCTTTTACAAGACGGTACCTAAACTTCCAAATTGTCGTTACCGAAAGGAAATACAATTTGGCTTTCACAATGGCCACATGGTCATTTGTTTCCAAATAACCAAAACCCATCATGTCCATGCCCCTTTTAAAGGGTTTAGGCAGCAATGGTCTAAGGACTTAAAAGTAAGTTGTTTTCGTCCAATCAGGTCTTTTTCAATTCACTTTTTTAAGGAATTGTAAAGCCTTCAAGGGCGAATCAACCACTTTCCTATTCTTAGTTTTCCCTTCAATTTTCTCTTTCGCCCTAATGGGTAATTGAGAAATCTCCAGGATTCTTTCAAGACGAGCTAATAAATCTATTAACTCATCTAAACTAAGATTCAGGACCATCTTATCTATTCCGTCTATGAATGAACAATCTTTAAGGATTAGTTCAACTCACATTTTCACCATCTCATAGAACATGAAATATCCTCAATCTTTCTCCGAAAAGGAGTCAGTTTGGAACATATCCACATTCTTAAATGAGACAGGAAATGACGGAAGGAGATCCGAAAGGATATCATCTGTCAAACATTTCTTCACGTTCTCAGAGGATTTCAAAAGAGTTTTTACTCTAGTGATCTCCCTGAAAAGCGCTATTTTCTGTCAAGGGACATCGGTTTTAAAGATAGCTAATCTCTTAGCATCTTTTAGCTCCGGTATCTCCTCGCTCCTCACTAGAAAGGTTATAAGTTTTTCAATATAAGGAATCGGAAGATCCTTAAGAGAATTACTCAGTTTCCTATTCCAGTTTGGAGTTGGCAGAATCAGTGTCTTTAATAGCACTTCATAAGACAGCCTCTTTTCTTTTAGAAGCATAGTAGCAAAGGCCAATAAGGACAGACCATAGTTTCCTAGGTCACCTAATCGTCTTCATACTATTGCTTTCACAAAAGGAATTGGATGTTTATTAGTCCTTCTATACAATAGATGATAGAGTATATTTACTCGACCCATCATAGTATTTTGAGATATAAACATCTTCCAAGAGACTGGGCTTAGATGCTGCCCTTTTGATGAGAATACTTTCGCAAATTCAAAAGAGTCATTATTACTAACGACACTTTTTGATTTGTTAATCGTAACTCCAAACCCTGCCATAAGGTTAAGGTAAGAAGTTGCTACATCCTCATCAAATAGGATGATATCATCGCCAAGAAGTTCGTAATTACAATACCAGTGTCTTGGCCCAAGAGTCGCTGACTCTATAGGTCTTGATAGCTGATAAGCAATTTGAACTATGAAGTGATGAGTCACTGCAAGCATTGCTCAACTTGATAGTGCTCCCATCGGTTGTCCAACTTTATAACTTAAAGGTGCTTCATCTTTAAGGATATATTGTCTTCCAACCAACAGTTCCTTTCAAGCTACGGCAGTTTCTTTGTCCATCAGAGATGATAGAATTGAAACCTGTAGCTCAATTGGCAATCTATCAGTTGCCGCTGACAGGTCATAACCAAATGACTTCTTAGCAACCTTAACTTTTTCCATACATCTCTGTACAGATAAGTTTTGGTCAAAAGTACCATCATTAGGTAATGACTTTAGGAATTTAAAGAGCATCTCATGTAGAGGTTTAAGCGCAGATTGCGTTCAAACATCCACCATTGCGAATACTCTTATCTTCCCTGCAGCTTCCTCCTTCGTCGACAGCTGTCCCAGCGTCGGATAATCTAAAATTTTGGTATCAGACTCTCCTATTGGAGGGAACAACCACTGTTTGGACTCTGCAATAAAACTGAAATTTAATTTCAGTCTGTCTTGCTTACATCCATCCAGAAATTTCAATAAAGGCTTATCTAAGTTGCACCGCATAATATGCGAAACATCAGAGAGTCAACCCCTTCATGAAACCTTGTTAGAAGGTGAAGCCGTTTCCAACGGCAGTAAACCATATTCTTTGGATAAAAGATCCTTATCGAAACGGAAAGATTGGCTCAGAGCAAATGCTCCTAGCTTTTCAGACCCTCACGAAAGGAAGTTAATATCGCCAGAAAATGGTTCCGTTATTGTGCTTAACTTTAATTTTCCAGGTATCCTTATTACTCTATAGAGTGAAAACAAGGAAGACCAGAATCTTATAGTAAAAGCATCTCCACTCATGATAGCTCTTCGATCTCCTAAAGGAATAATCCTTGGGAGTCTGGAACGACTCAATCGTGGTAACGGAAGATCAGGCTCTAAATCCCGTAAGGAATTTATCCGATCTTTACTTATTGCTTTTTGGAGTGCTAAAAGCGAAGCTTTTAGATATTTCACAACAAGCTCTGATCCGTGATGCTTTTGCATACGGAAAAGAAACTTAGTGAAATTGATAAGAAGGTTAAGCCTCTTAGTACTCTTCACTGGTGCCGAAGAACAGGCGAGAATTACTCTCCGTCCTATTCTAGACACTAGTGCTGGTAATTCGAAAGAATTACCTAGCGAGACCATCGGTTCGTTTTTCACACCGTC